TGGATTCTAAGTTTTATACCAGACAGTTTTTTAGCCTGGGTCATTAATATCATTTTAATAGCTGGTATTGCTGGCACAATCGCAGGCTTCTTTTTAAAGTTCGTACCTTTTATAAATCGCTACAGTATAGTACTACAGTTAGTAGGTGTTGTATTACTGGTAGCAGGTGTCTATTTTAAAGGCAGTTATAGCACCGAAATGCACTGGCGCAACAAAGTAGATGAAATGAATGCTCAGATTGCCCAGATCAAAGCCAACAGTGATCAGGCCACTAAACAGGTAGTCTACAAATATATTGAACGTACCAAAGTTGTAAAGGAAAAAAACGATGCAATTCGAACACAAGTTACTAAATACATTACCAAAGAAGCTGATGCTAACTGCACTATTCCTCGCTCTGCCATCGTGCTCCACGATGCTGCCGCAAAAAACGTCGTTCCCGACCCCACCACAGGAACTAATGAAGGAACCACCCGAGACGTTACGCTCTCTGGACTCCTCGACACCACCGTCCTCAACTACGGAACCTTCTACGAAGTAAAAGAACAATTAAAGGCACTGCAAGACTGGGTGCGTGAACAAAAGAAAATAAACCCATAATTAATTGACACTGATTGGGCTGTATTATATAATGGATTTTTTAAAGGATTAACATGCAATATCTAGGACTAGAGATAGATCTCAGCAGAGATGGGCTCTTTGACGAGCTTGGTCTAATCAGAATGAAAGAAAGCTACATGAAGGAGGATGAAGTCAGTCCTCAGCATCGTTTCGCTTTTGTAAGTAAAACTTTTGGCAGCAATGATGCTCATGCACAACGTCTGTACGATTATGCTAGCAAACATTGGTTAAGTTATGCCACACCAGTATTAAGTTTTGGTAGATCCAAACGAGGACTACCCATATCATGCTTTTTGAATTTTATCGAGGACACGGCTGAAGGGCTTGTGGAAAATCTAAGTGAAACTAATTGGTTATCTATGCTTGGGGGTGGTGTTGGCATTGGCTTTGGAATCAGGTCTGCTGATGATAAGTCTACTGGCGTTATGCCTCATCTTAAAATGTACGATGCTGGCAGTCTTGCTTATCGTCAAGGCCGTACTCGTCGCGGTAGTTATGCTGCTTACCTGGATATTTCACACCCTGACATTTTAATGTTCTTGGAAATGCGTAAGCCAACTGGCGATCAGAATATGCGCTGTTTAAATCTGCATCATGGCATTAACATTACTGATGACTTCATGCAGATTATTGAAAACTGCATGTTGGATAAAGATGCCGATGATAGCTGGCAACTACGAGACCCCCATAGTGGAGATGTTCGTGAAACTGTCAGTGCCCGAGAACTCTGGCAGCGCATCTTAGAAATGCGCATGCAGACTGGTGAACCTTATCTGCATTTTATTGATGAATCTAATCGACGCCTTCCTCAATGGTTAAAAGATCAGGGTCTTCGTATTCATCAAAGCAACCTCTGTAGTGAAATTATTTTACCTACCAACGAACAACGAACAGCTGTGTGCTGTTTAAGTAGTTTAAATCTGGAGTATTTTGATGATTGGAAAGATAATCCACAGTTTCTTGCAGACATTGCAGAAATGCTTGATAATGTTCTTCAATATTTTATCGATAATGCTCCTGATGTTATTTCTAGGGCTAAGTACAGTGCTGCTAGGGAGCGGAGCATTGGCATTGGTGCTCTTGGCTGGCATGCTTTATTGCAGCGAAAAAATCTTGCCTGGGAAAGTGCATTAGCTGTTAGTTTAAATAAACGCATCTTCAATCATGTAAGGAAACATCTAGATGAAGCCAATAAAAAACTCGGAGCGCAACGAGGAGAAGCCCCTGATGCCGCTGGCACAGGATTACGCTTTAGTCATATGTTGGCCATTGCTCCTAATGCTAGTACAAGCATCATCATGGGCAACACCAGTCCTAGTATTGAGCCTTATCGTGCTAATGCTTACCGTCAAGACACTTTGAGTGGCAGTCATTTAAACAAGAACAAGTATCTGGACGTTATTCTAAAACAAAAGGCCGGCGACAAGTATGACGAAGCCTGGAGCAGTATTATTGCCAATGATGGATCTGTACAGCATCTGGACTATCTGGACGAATATACCAAAGATGTGTTCAAGACTGCCATGGAGATTGATCAACGCTGGATCATACAGCATGCAGCAGATCGTCAGGAATACATAGACCAGGCCCAGAGTCTAAATGTATTCTTCCGCCCAGACAGTAACATCAAATACATACATGCAGTTCATTTCCAGGCCTGGAAGGCCGGTTTGAAGACCATGTATTATTGCCGCAGCGATAAAATTGCCAAGGCAGACAAGGTAAGCAAACGCATTGAACGCGAAGTCATCAAGGAAATTGATCTAACTGCTCTGGCCGAAGGCAACGAGTGTTTGGCCTGCGAGGGTTAAAATGATTGAAGGTATACATTATAAAATATACGATAATTTTTTACCAGAAGATGCACATAACATAATTAGTACTAACTTATTATCTGCTAATTTTCCATGGTATTATCGGGATAGTATATTAGCAACTTCATACCATACTACTAGTATAAAGAGTATAGATGATTTTGCGTTTGCTCATGTATTTTATGATAATAATACTCAGAATTCTCAACTTTTTTCTATATTAGATCCAATACTAAAAAAAATTAATCCACTTAGTATTCTTAGAATAAAAGCCAATCTTTATCCAAGAACTGAAACTATAGTGGAACATGATTATCATACAGATTATGAAAATGTTAAATTTAAAACTGCTATGTATTATGTTAATGATAACAATGGCAAAACAATTTTTAAAGATGGATTGATTGTCGATTCTGTTGCTAATAGGTTTGTTGAATTTAATACTGATATTTTGCATAAAAGCACAACATGTACGGATCAACGGGTAAGATGTAATATTAATTTTAATTATGTTCCCTATCCAAAAAAAGCAGTATTACAAGAGGAATAATTGAAACTTCGCGAAGCAAAAATAGAACCGTTTGTTGCGGCTCGGGTATTTACCGAGGCTCAATTAAACAGCATCATAGATCTAGGCTATGAACAGATCCAGGAAGAAAGTCGGCTGGCTCAGGGTGAAAATGATTCCCGTACTCGAACCTGTAAGATCAGCTGGATTTATCCAACAGAAAAAAGTCAATGGATATTTGACACCATAATTGCAGGGTTTGTTAAATTAAATCAGGAAAACTATGGATTTGATTTAGATCAGTTTGAGCCTTTACAATTTACTCGCTATGATGCTGGACGCAGAGAATTTTATGGTCCTCATGTAGATTGTGCCTATGGCATAGTCAGTCAGATGACCAGTCGTAAGTTAAGCATGACCATACAGCTATCTGACCCCGATGATTATACTGGTGGCGATTTAAAACTGCATGTAGGTCATAAAAAGCCACTGACAGTACCCCGGGAACGAGGCACTGTGATAGTATTTCCCAGCAACATACTACACGAAGTAACTCCAGTTAAATCAGGTCGCAGATACAGCCTGGTTACCTGGGCACATGGGCCTTTATTTAAATGAACAATCCTAAAGTTTGGTGGTTTTTCCGCGCAGTTGAAATGATAACCTGCATACATATTATACTTAACATTTGGAAACATTGGTAATGAAAATAGGATTTAACTGCAGTAGTTTTGATCTATTACATGCTGGACATGTTACCATGCTTAAAATGGAAAAGGAACGCTGCGACTATTTAAAAGTAGCTCTGCAGACCGACCCAACCATGGATCGCCCAGGCGTAAAGAATCGACCCGTGCAGAGCATTTATGAACGATACGTGCAGTTACAGGCCTGTCGTTATGTTGATGAGATCCTAGTTTATGATACCGAAGCTGAGTTATTAAATCTGATCATGACACAGACCATTCACATACGCTTTCTAAGTGAAGAATATCTAAACCGAGACTTTACAGGCAAACAGTACTGTATTGACAGAGGCATAGAATTATATTATCATCCAAGAGAACACACATACAGTAGCAGCGATCTTAGAAAACGAACCTATGAGCTAGAAGCTCTTAAACGTAATCTATCCGATCCTGTCCAAGAAATACCACAACATTCAACAGAACTAATCAACAAGGACAACCATGAAAAAAATTCTTTTATTAGCAGCGTTATTACCCACACTCGTATTGATGCCCCTCACTAGTAGCTGGGCTAAGCCTGCTGCAGGTGTCATACACAATTTTAAAGTTACAGCAGTCAAAGATGGTGATACAGTAGTCATAGAAGCTCCATATTTACCAGCTCCACTTAAACAGCAATTAAGTATACGTATTCTGGGTGTAGATACTCCAGAAAAAGCTCCTCGTGCCAAATGTGATCGAGAAGCAGCAGGTGGTGCTGCAGCAACAGAATTTACTAAAAAAGCCGTAGCCAATGCTAAACAGATTCAAGTTGAGTTAGTAGATTGGGACAAATTTGGTGGACGCGTATTAGGAGATGTCATCTTGGATGGTCAGAGATTAAGTCAGTTGCTGATTAAAAATAATCTAGCTCGTCCATACTTTGGCGAAGCTAAATCTAGCTGGTGCAACTAGTATGACAACTAAAAAATATAAACTAACTGAAGAACGTAGCTTCTTTAAACCATTTAGTTTTCCCTGGGCCTATGACAGCTGGCTCAAGCACGAACAGGCACATTGGTTACATACCGAAGTGCCCATGATGGAAGATGTAAAAGACTGGAAAAAGAAATTAACCGCGGAAGAGAAACATTTCTTGACCAATATATTTCGTTTTTTCACTCAGGGTGACATTGACGTAGCCGGTGGATATGTTAAAAACTATCTGCCCTATTTCCCACAACCCGAGATTAGAATGATGCTCATGGGCTTTGCAGCTCGTGAAGCACTGCATATTGCTGCTTATAGTCATCTAATCGAAACCCTGGGCATGCCCGAGAGCACCTATAACGAGTTCTTGGAATACCAGGCCATGAAGGACAAACACGATTATGTTACGGACCTCAGTTCGAGAAACGGTGACACGGCTTCAACTGCGACACACATCGCCGTCTTCAGTGCTTTTACAGAGGGCATGCAGCTTTTTAGTAGCTTTATTATGCTTCTTAATTTTCCTCGTCATGGTTTGATGAAGGGCATGGGCCAGATTGTTACCTGGTCAATCGTGGATGAAACCATGCATGCAGAGAACATGATCAAGTTGTTCAAAGAGTTTATCAAAGAGAACAACGAAATCTGGAACGACGACCTAAAAAGTCGCATATATACCATAGCAGAAAAGATGGTGGAACTTGAAGACAAGTTTATTGAATTAAGTTTTGCCAATGCTGAAATGCGTGACCTTAAACAGGAAGATGTAAAAGAATATATTCGATACATTGCTGACCGCAGATTGATCAGCCTGGGACTCAAGGGCATCTTTAAACGCAAACGCAATCCGTTACCCTGGGTCGAAGAGATGATTAATGCTCCGGTTCATGGTAACTTTTTTGAAAACCGTGTTACAGATTATGCAAAAGGTGCTTTAAGTGGAAATTGGAACGACGTCTGGGCGTAAAATTGCTGTTGCTAGCATGCAACGCAACGAAGCA